TGGTACTACCTCAACGGCTTCCGCCGGTTCGACGTGTTCGATCCGAGGACTGCAAGGGTTGTGCCTCACTACCTCGATGAAGAGGGAAACATGGAGTTCCAGAGCACGGAGCTCATGTCGATCATCGACAAGACGACGGCGCGACTGAACACGATGGACCTGCGCCCCCGTGCGCTGAGGCAGGGTTATAGCCTTGCCGGGATCCGGGAGCGCAGCGTTGCGCAGCTAGTGGCAGATGCGGTCGTGAGCGACCAGCAGCTGGAGAAGGTGAAGCGCGACTTCAACTACGTGTTTGCATTGATGGGATCTTGCGGAATCACTGGGCACATGGTGGATCACCCCACCATCGGCCTGACGAGCGATCTTGAGGTTGTTCACCCCAAGGAGTTGCTGCCGTTCCCGAGCCTCGGGATGGATCACACCAAGGCACGCGGCATGATTCGCCAGCGAGTCGTGCCCATGAAGTTCCTTCGCGATCGGTTCGGTGACAAGGTCATCAATCGAAACAAGGAACGCATGGACGCATGGAGCTGGGAGTATGGCCACGACATGGAGGAGCCGGCCGACAGTCCCGGCAACGGCTATATCCTCAGTTCCGCAAGCAGCGGAGCCATGAATGGAATCCCGAACGACAGCGACCTGGAAGTCGTCAAGGTCAGGGAACTCTGGCTTGACGGCCCTCGCGGAACCGTCAGTCGCTACGTCGTCTCGAGCGGTGACATCGTTCTTCAGGACATTGAGCTTGACGATGTTGAGTCGTATTGCCCGATCGGCTTTGCCCGGTTCATGGACAATGGCACGTTCCACGGTGCGGGCCTGTTTGACCTGATGTTCGGCATCGTGCGCGAGATGGAGCGGCTTCTCAAGAGCCTGTTCAACAACATCCGTGACATCGACAAGTACGGCGTCTTGGTCATGCCACAGGGCACGATCAACGAGCGCGCGGTAATGCGCGACATCGGCAAGGGCCTGCGGTACATGAGCTACAGCAAGGACGCGCTGCTCGGCGACGACTTCAAGCCGCTCGTGATCCAGCCGTTCAATGCAGGCGACGTCCCCGGCAAGGTCGCTCAGTTCGCGAAGTCAATCAGCGATAGCCTGAGCCCGGTGCAGGATCTGCTTGCGGAGAAGGGCCGGGTGGACAGCGCGAGCGGCCTGCAGTTCCTCGACGAGCAGATCAGCAAGGCGATGACGAACCCCACCAGCGGCGTGCAGGCTGCGTTCGGCGGGATGTACAAGAGCCTGGTTCAGAAGGCGAGCAGGGAGATGCTGGTCAGCGACCGTGCTATCCCGGTCAACAAGCTGACTCTGGACCTTGCGGGTGCGGTGATCGATCCCGAGGAGGGCACGGTCAACTTCAAGAAGAACCCGATTCCGAACTTCAGCCAGATCAGCTTCACGGTCAAGGACACGAGCCCCCGCAGCGAGGTGGTGCGGAAGCAGGAGGCGATGGGCCTGTTGCAGGCCGGCGTCACCGATCCGGAGGGCCTGAAGCTGTTCGCGATGAAGGAGGGCATCGACTTCGCGATGTGGATGGAGGAGGAGAAGAGCGCGTATGAGAGCATCATCCGCAACATCCTCCTGCTCTACGGCGACGGCCAGCAGAGCCAGCAGATCGTCGTGACTCCGCACACGGCGCGTCCCGACCTTCAGCTGCGCGTGCTGAGCGCGTTCATGTCCAACCCGATCATGACTTTGGCGAGCCCTGCCGTGCAGGACGCGTTCAAGTCGTACCGTGAGTCCCTGATCTCGTTCATGGGACAGTCCCTACCCGCAATGGTCCCGAACCCCGACGACGTCGCAATCGTCAACCCCCAGCAGGCTGGTGGGGTCGCAGGTCGGATCGGTCCCGGAGCACAACCCCCTCAAGGAGTAGCAAATGGCTGATGATCAGAACACTGGTTCAGACGAAGGAATCGATCTGGACACCGAACTTGAATTCGAGGATGGCACTACCGCAACCCTCGGCGAGATCCTCCAGGCGCAGCAGCAGGCCCGGGAAGAGGTCGAGCAAGCTCGTCAGCGGATCAGTTCGCTTGAGAACTTTCGTAGCAATGCGACGAAGCTGATGCGCGGCGAGAGCCCGGACGTCCAGGCGGCGTATGAAGTGCTGCGCGGAGCCGGGTTCAGCGACGACGAGGCACGCCAGTACGCGCAGGAGTACGTGGACGGCGAGGATGATGGGGATCAGGAGGCCGACGTGAGCGAGGAAGCCCAGATCGAGCAGATGCTGAAGAAGACCACGCGGGCTGCGGAGGAGCGTGCCGAGGCTGCCCTGCGGCAGACCAACGAGCTGCGACTGCGCCTGCTCAAGGAACAGATGGACAAGAACGTGGTTTCCGCCATTGACGGGAACCCGGAGATCGTTAAGATGCTGGAAACGCTCGACAAGACCCGTGGCCGCGATCATGCGGCGGGTGCCTGGCGAGCTCTGCAGGAGCAGGTCCGCGAGACCACCCTCCGCAACCTCTACTCCCGGCGTGATGCCGAGGGCGGACGGTTCAGCGAGGACTGGGTCGCGGACGAGGCCGCGAAGGCGGCAAAGGCTGTTGCAGGAAATTATCGCACGGTCATCGGCGACATCAACGGCCTCGGCCGGTCGCCGGAAACAGATGGCGAGCTCGAGTTCCTCAAGTCCAAGGCTCCGGTCACGCCCCCCGAATTCAAGAAGGGCATGGACCGAGGGTCGGTGGACACTGCGGTTCGCGAGTTCAACGTTGACGCGCTTTCCCGCCTTGCCGCGGACTCCTCGGCTGGTGGGGAAACGAAGGTCTGACCGTACGCAATTCCAACCGTCCTAAGGACGGAGTTCAAAAGTGCCTTACATCTCTACGACTGGAACGCTGTTTGGCGATCAGGCCAACCGCATCCAGGAAATCCTCAACAAGAACATCGAGGTGTTCCTTCCGTCCCTCGACCCGGCGTGGCGGGACACCACGGTCACCAGCCAGGGCGTCGGCCCGGCCAATCTCATCGGCAAGGACATGAAGATCCTCAAGATCTACATGGGCTCGATGGCCGGCATCTTTGAGGGTGGCGCAAATGCCAACTTCACGATGCTCGGCGACACGGTCACCGACGTTGCTGCCAAGTTCAGCAAGCAGTCGCTGACCCAGACTTGGCCCGACCCGACCGACGGCGCTCTCGCGAAGCCGTACCGTCTGGGCGTCCAGATGAAGGCGATGGTCTCCAACCTGCTCGTCACCATGGGTGAGATGCAGGCCGAGGCGACCCCCGCGTTCATCGGCGAAGTCATTGCCCCCAAGCTTGAGGGCCATGCTCGCCTGATCGCGCACACCCTGTGCAACTACTGGTACATGCAGGACAACACCAACTTCACCCTTGGTACCATCTCCTCCATCGACGGACTTGGGTTCGCTACGAACACCACGTTCAACTTCATCCAGAGCAACCTGAACATCGACCGCTATGCCGTCGGCATGCGCATCGACATCTGGAACTCGGCGGGCACCACCCGTGAGAACGAGGATGCCTCCGGAAACCGCATCAGCACCTACGTCACTGCTGTCGACGAGATCCTGAATCGCGTGTACGTCACCGTTCTTGGCGTCGATCTTACTGGTTCGATTGCCAATGGCGACACGATCCGTTTCGCCAACAGCGCGGCTAGCGAGCCGGCAGGCTTCGGCATTGCCGGTATCAACAGCTGGCTGAAGTACGCGGCGGGCACCGGTGACTCGGCGTTCCTCCTCGGGCCGGATCGTGATAGCAACAACCAGATCAACGTGAACACGCACCCCGAGTTCCGTTCGTTCTACAAGTCTGGCGTCGGCACCCTGACCGAGCACAAGCTCCGTCAGTACCTCCGCGGCTTCCACCGCGCGAAGGAGAAGTACGGTCAGTACATTGACTGCCTCATCGCCAGCGATGGCGTGTGGCTCAACTACGAGGCGCAGAAGATCGGCCAGTACCAGCTGGACCGCACCAGCCGCCTCTCGAGCCTCACGAGCGAGGGCAGCCAGGAGGGCTTCAAGTTCACCTTCGACGGTCGTACGTACACCGGCTACACCTCGAACTACATCGAGTCTGGCACCGTGTACGGCCTCCGCAAGGGTGGCCAGAACTGGAAGAAGTACGTGCCCCCGTCGCCGAAGGGCACCCAGAAGTTCGACAAGGCAGAGTCCTTCATCCCCTTCGAGTTCGTCGCCCCGGCGCTGGGTTACTCCAGCATCAAGGTGCCGATCACGAAGCCCCAGACGTCGACGGGCATTGGCCTGCTGACGGAAGGTGCTCAGATGCCGGGCATGCTGCGCATGCAGCTCGTCCCGGATCAGCCGGCCGGTATGCGTCTTGATGGCGTGACCGAAGACCGTCAGTACGGTGCGACCTCGTAAGAGGCCACCTATCGACGCAAGGCAAAAAGGGGTGTGTCCTTCGGGGCACACCCCTTCTTCTTTGCTAAAATGCCAACATGGCAAAGCGCGTCAAGGTCAAAGGCAGAACCGCTCCCTCCTCTACACGCAAGGAGCTTGTGAAGGAAGGAAGCCGCAAGTTCATCGGACCTCGCCGACCTGAAAGCGAATTTGCAGAAAACATGGATCAGGAAGCTCGTGCAGGTGGTGAGGTGTTGGTTGAGGGCGATGATGGCGAGCTTAGTGTTGAATGGATGAAAGGTCCTAGATATGCCATTCTTCAACCAAACAGGAAGCAGACGCGGCTTGAGCGAGCACAGAAAAGAACTAGGAGCAGACAAATTGATGTTGCGATGGAACCGATAGATGGAATTTCCTATATTCCTAAAGCTCTTAGGAATTTGATCAAGTCAAAGATCAAGGATCAGCCTTCTCGGGACAGGATGTTTAAGGTTCTTGCAAGAGCTTTGAGCAAGCGTGGTGGAAAGCCAAGCGATCTAGACTTGAATAAGGATCTTGATAGGGCGTTTCAAAGAGGGGAAACGGAGTACCCGTTCTAATGGCTAAGAAGCGCTTCGATTTCAAGGCCAAGCACAAGAATCCCGCTGGCGGGCTTACTGAGCTCGGGCGGCGTGCCTACAACCGCGCTACGGGCGGAAACCTCAAGCGTCCGCAACCCGAGGGTGGATCTCGTCGCGACTCGTTCTGTGCCCGATCGGCGGGCCAGATGAAGATGTGGCCGAAGGCTGCAAAGGATCCGAACAGTCGTTTGCGCAAGGCGCGCAGAGCTTGGAAGTGCTGACATGGCGAAGGACGCGTGCTACCGCAAGGTGATGGCCTCGTACGGCAAGTGGTCGGCGCGTGCAGCGCAGGCCACGGCCAAGTGCAGGAAAGCCAGCGGCAACGTGCGGAAGACGCAGGCCGGCGCGAACCTGAAGCGGTGGGGTGCGGAGAAGTGGCAGGACACCAAGACGGGAAAGCCGTGCGGTGCAGGCGGATCGAATGAGTACTGCCGCCCCACCCGCCGCGTGAGCAGCAAGACGCCCAAGACGAAGGGCGAGATGGGTGGGGGGGAGCTGGCAAGGAAGAAGGCGGAGAAGAGCCGTGTTGGTATGCACGGCGCGTTCGGCAAGAAGGTGTCGCCTATTCGGCGACTAAGGAGACTCGGCAATGGCTAAGAAGATCAAGGTCAAGGGCTGCAAGAGCTGCGGCAAGATGATGTGCAACTGCAATGGAGGCTGCAAGTAATGGACCAGACACCCAAGAAGAAGATGAGGATCAAGATTCGCGGTAACAACCCGCTTCTTGCCTCCCGCAATCCTCGCCTGTCCCGTGGAGTCGGAGCTGCCCGGCCGTCAATGACTGCTGGTGGCATTGGCG